CGTACCCGGCTTGGCTCGTTGCTTGTTGATTTTCGACATGCTTATACCTCTCCCTCGGTTCGCCAGTCGAGCCAGCAGCGGCAATGTACGTGCAGCCCGGGACCCAACGGTGCCACCAGTTCGTAGACTTCTTCTGGCTGGTTATTCAAGCGGACGCACTCTTCGCAAACGAGGTCATCTTCCTCGGTTTGCCAGTAAGACTTTAGGACGATCCCGTTGAGCAGCAGCGTGCTCGCCGCCAGTCCTTCGCCGGCAGTGATCGCACTGGTGGTCTCGGTGATGGCGATCGCGTCAGCACGGGCCGCATCGAATGCCCAGCCGACTTGCTCGCCCAATTCTTCGTAGGTCAGTGAAGAATCGGCGGCCGTCCGGATCGCGCCGGTCGTGGTGTCCGTGACCTGGCTGGCAACCTGGTCGGCTTTCGTGCCAGCCCACCGCCAGGCCTCGGCGTTGAGTTCGGCGGGATTGATCGGCAGACTGTGCTGGTCGGCGAGCTGGGTGGCCGCCTCATAATAGGTCGCGGCCAGCGGTCGGATCATCGCCCGCCGCACGGAGTCCTGATAGGACTGGGCCGGGAAGTAGCCCTGGCTGAGTTGTTGCCGATAGTTGGCAAACACCAGCAGCAGGGCCGCGGCGGCTTCCTTTTCGTGATCGGTGCGAGTGGAGAGGTCAGGCATGGGTGCCTCCCGTGCCCAAGGCCACCTTGGCATATCCGGCCCACCAGGGCATGCTCTCGATCGCATCCTTACCGCTGTCCGTCACGCTCCCGGCCAGCGTCGCCGGCTGATCCTCGTGGGCATTGCCCTTGAGGCTCATGGTGGGCAGGGCGGCCGTAGCGACTTCGCCAGTCCCACCGGTGCCACTGGCCGCCTGCTGCTGCACCTTGGCCCCCTGAGCGACTTCCTGCTCCCGGTCCAGTTGGTGCCGGTCGGCATAGGTGGCGTCGGAAAGCTGGCCATCCAGCCACAGTTGGTGATCGATTTCCGCCTCTTCCTTCCGCTTGGAAACATCCACGCGGGCGGGCGTGACGAGAATATCGATTTGGGCCTTGACTTGTGCCCACGAACAGCTTCCCAGCCGTCCATAGTGGTGAGCGAACTCGAGCGCCTTCCAGCAGACACGCTTCCAGAAAGAGGCTTCCCACTGCTGCCGCTTTTCGACCGACTTGACAAACGGCGTCCCGGCTTCCAGGATCGAGGCGAAGTTATTGTTGGCGGCCGAACCGGTCAAAATGTGCTCGGGGATGCCGCCCCACCGCGTGCCGCAAGAGCGAAGCATGGCCTCGAAAATGGAAATCATACCGCTGGCGGCCGTTGACTCGGTACTCGGGCCGGGCTGATAATCCATTCCAGGGCTGGCCTTGAGTATCGTTGCACCCTGGTACTGGTTGACGCCGATCTGCTTGCTATTACCCTGGTAGGTGGTGCGATTACTGAGCCAGTCGGCCGAAGCGGCACTCTGGGCCTGTACCTGCCCTTGCGTGGTGCCGGCAGGGTACTTCTGGATCCAGGCGATCGCCGCCTGCACCCCCGCCCCCACGGCCAGATTGCGCAGCAGCTTGCGGGAAAGTTCCAGGTCGTTGCCGATGGGCCAGAAGTCCGAAACGCCGCGTTTGATGTTGCGATCGGTCGAGCCGGTCTTGGAAAACTCCAGCCATCGCATTTCGCCGTCGCCGGCCGGCGGATAACAGGGATCATTCCCACCGGGAAAATAATCCCAATTGTTCTCGCGGTAATCCCACTGCACGTAGTAGCCGTGCGTGGCCTGCACGTTGCCGGCCGTGATGTGGATGCCAAACGACCAGTTCGACTGGAAGGGCAAGCCGGTTTCATCGTGGTAGCGGCCGTATCGCAGCCAGTCTTCCAATTCTCCCTTGTTGGTGGGCTCGCTGATCTGATCCGGTTCCACCACTCGCAGGAAGGTGTGCCCGTCCGGCAGGCCGTACATGGCTAGGGCTTTTTCGCCCTCCCGACAACGGCGGGCGAACATCTCCTGATCCAGGTCGTTCTTGATCTGGTTATCCTGGTCGAGTTCGTCCAGGACCACGTTGCAGGCCGCCAGCAGGTCCGCCGGCGCCGTGCCCTTCACGGCGGCCCGGTCGATGGCTCGAATCTGCAAGCCCGTGGCGATGGTGTAATTGCCCAGGGCGTCCAAGATGCCGACGCCGTGCTTGTTGTAGGAGGTCAGCAGCCGGGCGGTTCCGCGGATGGCCGCCAGCTCCGGCTCGCTTACCCAATAGGGGAAGTTGCGGCCGTCGAGGCGGTCGGTCCTGGTGGTGAAGGTGGCCGCAAAGCTGGTGTATCCGTAGTCCTCGCGGCGGTAGGCCAGCGGATCGATATAATCCTCCGGCGAGTAGATGCCCTCCTGAACGTCGACGCCTGCTTCGCCAACCACGTAGTGGGGCGTATCGCTGTGCCGATCGGAAACGAGGGAGAGGGCGTTGGATATTTCGGCGGACTGGGCGGCCGCAATGAGCGTCGAGAGCCGTAGCTGAGAGGCCTCGTTATCCCGTTTCAGGGATTCGAGCACGTCATCCGTGACGGTGGTAGCCGGTGGCGCGAGAACCATTAACCATGACAATATCACGGACTGGAGATGGCGGAAGGGGAAAGGGAGCCAGCGGAGAAAGTAGGTTCCACATATGGAACGGAGCGGGAAAAGGAGTAGAATGACAGGCGACGGAAGTAGTTTTCAATGGGGGACAAAAGCTATGGCGATTTTTTGGATCTGTCCCATTTGTGGACATGAAGCTATGGATCGTGATGAAGAGATTTGGCACAAGATGCATGGTCACGCAACTAGGCATCGTAGCGAGACGGAAATGCAGAAAGCCGCAGTAGACGCGATGGTTATGAATGACAAGCAATGGGCGCAGTCTGTGTGTCCCAACGTAAAATGACCACTCCCTACTCCTACCCCTGGCAATGCCTGATCTGCGGCGAAGAGTTCATCGCCCGCGTAGGGAAGCTGCATCACTGCCCGGGTGATCGCCTGTCTGGGTTTCCTGCCCGCGACTTTGAACCGCTGCCGAGTGCCATGTGCCGGATCGGGCGATCGCTCAGAGAAAAGCGGGAGAGGGCTTGCCTCAATGTCATGCTGGGGATCAACCCATGAGCGAAGAATTCATCGCCCGCGAAGGCGAGCTGCACCATTGCCCGGGAAGCCGGATGTTCGGAGTCCCGCCGGCAGATATTGTGCCGGCACCGATCGCTGCCTTTCAGGCCGGGAGGAAAGCGGGGGAGAAACGGGAGCGAGCGTTTTGGCACTCGATCGGAATTGAGATGTGACGGTTTTACCTGATTCGCTTCCAAGGTAAACCGGTCCCTTGTTCGATGCTGGCCCCGCCACTCTGCTCAAGCACGATGACCCCGTGCGAATAGGGATTGCTGAATAAGGCATTCGCCGGCCGGTGTTCCACTTCGCACCAATCGGGCAAGCCCACTCCCTCAAGCCGCAACTCGATCCCCGGTCGGGCAAAATACTTGCGCCATTCGGCCACGCGTACGCCTATCGGGAGAGCCTTGCGGACGGAATCCAACTCGCCCTCTCGAATGTCGACGATGCAAAACCGCGAAGGTCCGAAAAGAAGGTCGATAGCCAGGGCGGTGAAATCCGTTCCCGTCCGGCATGTCTCTGGTTGAGGGAAACTGCTATGTGATACAGATGGCTCAGGCTGGACCTGGCTGTCTAAAAACAGTTGTGAGAAGTCGCTCATCCTCGCTCGGAAAATACGCTCTCCTGGCTTCCGCTGGCAGAACGAGGGAAGCCCGTGTCCATACAAGGTGATGCAGTCTCCCTTGGTGGGCGGGCTGAATTTGTCGCCGCTGTTGCGGCGAATAAAGATCACGCCCGGCCACGTTTCCAGCAGCATCGACATTAGCCGCTCCGTGCTGAGAATCTGGGGAATTTCCAAATTCAACGCTCGCTCCAAATCCTCGGGCGTAATGGATTGGCCGAACTCGTTGGTCCAGAGGGTGCCGCTCATCTCACTCTCTCCTCGGTTACAAAATACTGGCAGCAGTTCGGGCAGTACCTTCGCCGCGTCACAAAACCCACCTGCGACCGCGTATAGTCTACCGGCGATTCTGTCACCTGTCGAAACCAGCAACGGCAATGCGGGCACTGGATGCCGCGATTGGCGGGGGCGTCGGATTGAGGCAAAGCGGTGCTCATTACCAGCCGGATTCTCCGATCGGGGACATATGGGCGTCCTGTTGCACGTGCACGCCAAAGGCAATGTCCCGCAGTTCCTGGAATGCCATATCCAGGGCGTCGGGCCCATCGTCAAAATCCGCCACGGGGAAGGCCCGTAGTTGCTCCACCAGTAATGAGGTCCCCGGGGAATTACTCTTGAAAAAGACGTCACCCCGCTTCAGAAACAAGCCCAGCCCCATGGTGATTCGGGCGATCTTCTCCCCGCGGCTTTGCTTGCCGATGACCGGAACGAATCCCCCCTGCTCCTGAACCGCGGTTCTGAATAGGGCACTCATCGCGCCACTGCTGTCGTCCTCGACTCGCAATACCTGCGTGCGAAAATCGATGGCCTGGCGAATAGCATCCCTGGCAATTTGCGTGGCGTCGCGCCGCTGAAGATCGGCTTCAACATAGATTTTCCGATCAAGGGTTACGGCGGCCTTGATGATCGCGGAGTAGTCGCCGCGGGTTCCCTTGCCCTTGCTGGGATCGCAGGACATCGCGCGAAACTCGATTTGCGAATCATCCGGCCAGTTTTTAAACCAAATCCCGTCGCCAAAACATTCCGATCCCCACTCTGCTCCTTCTACTTCCATGAATTGAGCCAGAATCTCTTGAGCATAGGCCCGCCTCCCCAACTCGAGGGTGAGCTGCTCCAGTTCTGCTGGCGTCATCAGTGGGTTGACGCTCGATGGCATTTGCCAGCGTTCCCATCCCGCCCGGTCCCGGGCTGTGTCGAACATATTCTTAACCCAATTGAATCCGTTGGGCGTGGTGATCCCCAGAAACCAGCCTTTTTTGTCGGCCAGCGCTGGCCGTAGCGCTTCGATCCAGGCGGCCTGGGACATAAACGCCAGCTCATCCCCTACCAGGCCGTCCAGTCCGTCGCCTCGCAAACTGTCTTCATTGTCGGCCGATCGCACGGTCACGCTTCCCCCCCCCGGAAGTTCAATGCGGTGTTCCTGTTCGCTCTTGTCGACCCAGGCGTGCCGCGTGGCTCGCTTCAGGTGCCGCCAGATAATCGAGGCGATGGTAAAGTTAGGTGCGACCCACCAGATATTGCCTCCATCCACAGCCCCTCGCATTGCACCACGCTGTGGACCATGGCCCTTAACCGAGGCCAGTAGCCCCGTCGCTGTTTTGCCCACCCGGCGGCCAGCGATCACAATCTTGTTGCGGGCCGGGCTGATGAGAATGTTCGCCTGATGGGGCAGGGCTTTCGGTAAACTGATGGTGGGCGTTGTTGCCATACCAGTCTTCGGATTCCACGATGGTGATAGCGATAGCGACAGCCCCCGCCACAAGATGATGGTGTTCCCTGGGGGGGATGGCATCTAGGCCCAGGTACCGCGAGCGGCGGTCCATGATCTTCAATATGCGGTCCGCCACTTGGGGATCGTTTTTGCGTGGCCAGAGCGAGGTTAGCATTTCGTCAAGTCGGGCCAGCTCCAGCGAGCGAACTTCCTCCGCGGTTTCCGGCTTGCCCAGCCGGGTCATCGCCTTTTGCACGATCTGGTAGGCCCCGGCTGACGTCTTGTAGCCCAGCAAATCGGCAATTTGCTGGAAGGTAAATCCCTCCTTTCGCAATTCAAGAGCTTGCCCCTCGTTCTCGCGGGCTTTTATTCTGCGCTGGCTGGTTGTGCTCTCACCCAGCCCGTGTTTTACCATGGATGTCTGTTCATCCGGGGTTTTGTCCTTCGGGTCCTCGGATGCTGATGCGATCATTGTGCGTGCCCCACTGGCCTACCCCTGAGCCACAACCACGGCTCCGCCGCCCAGCGGAAACGGCCTACGCCTTGGTTATCGCTTACTGTCTCGGTCTATTTTCCCGGCACTCGCCGCGAAGCAGTTTTTCGCCCCAAGCACGCCGCGTTGTCTCGTCTACACATCCCTCTGGAGGCAGCATCTTGTTGCATCGTCCACAGCGGGCGATTCTCATTTCGACCGCCTCCCAGTTGACTTCTTTCAGCCCTAGTTGGCGAGCCAAGTTATACAGCCACAACAGTTCGTCGCCGGCCATCCGTGGCCCTCTTGAGTTTTCCTTACGGAAACAGGTGTCTGAAGTACGCCGTCGAAATTGCCCCCAGAAACAACAGGACCAGCGTTCCGATCGACGAGCCGACGACCATCACCACCGATCGAATCGATTCCAATCGCTCCACCCGCGACGACAGCCCCATCTTTCCGTTGCCCTTGATGGCGAGCGTGTTGATGTCCACTTCTTTTTGACAGGGCTCGCACTTGCTGGATATTGCGGTTTGCGTGGTGCTCAGTTCGGTCAGTTTTTCCCACATACGCTGGGAGTCGTCGTGAAACTCCTTGCGGAATGCGGCCACCTCGTCGTGTACGCGGTTGATATCGTCGTTTGTTACCATCTACTCGGTACCTCGGGTAGCTCTCAGTTTCCGCGTGGTAAAAGCGATCCAGCGCCGGGCGAATCCTTCACCCGGCAACTGGATCGACCGTGCAGCCGGCCGCGGGCTTGTCAGCACATTTTGCATCATGCTAGTTGTCGCTGCTGTCCGTTTGGCCTGACTCAACGGTGTAGGGTTATTGGGCCACGAGGTGGCCGGGGCTCACTTGGGGACGAAGATCGGCGTGTGACTCAGCGGCCCGATAGTCACACTGCTAAACGAGTGTTGAACGGAGCAGGCGTCGGCCGTCGAGCCCAGCGTGATCGCAACGATAATTGGCAGGAGGTACCTCATGCGGCCTTTTCTTTCTCAGCCTTTTGCCAGCCAATGCGGTATTCCTCCGCGTCCCGCTCGATCTCGTCGTTGTTCTTTTCAAAGTCACCAAAATGGCCCAGAATGCGGTGCAGCGGCATCTGCTGGCATTCCAACAAGCCGATCAGGTTCGACTTACGCAGTTGCAGGTCCGGCCGCTTGTGTACGGCGATCTTGTGATGCACGGCGATCACGGCCAGCTTGCCCCACCGCTGCCGGATTTCATCCAGCGTCAAGCTGGTCGCCGCACAACGGGGATTCTCTTCCAGATACTCGCGGCGGATGTGGGGCCACTGCTTATCACGCGGGAAGGTGAGAACCTGTGAGCCGCAGCAGTCTGTGAGCTGCTCAGTATACGGGACGAGTCCGGCCAGCGGGGCAAAGCGATCCCGGCCCGGGGCGTCCTCAAGCAGTCCATCAAGCAGCCGGCGGAAACCAACCACGCTAACGCCGACAAGCATGTCTCGTTTGCAGAGGAACTCGTATGTCGAGTGGATAGCTTCGTCTCGCCCGCTCATGGTTGGTCCCCAACTTCCGAGTCTTCCCGGGTGCGTTGATCAGCCAAGGCCCGCAGCGATGCTGACTGCTGGGCGCGATACTCGGCCATTGCGGGATCGGCTGCCATGCGGTCGGCGATCTTGTGGGCCAGACCGTCTTGCGAGATGCGACGGTCGGACGAACATCCCAGCAGTTCCGTTGCGGCCATATCGGCGATTTCGCGGGCGAGTCGGATCATCGGGCTACATCCTGTTTGGCGGTTGATTAGCCGGAGCCATTCCGGCATCCTGCCACTCTTTCCACACCGGGCACCACGGCGGGCACAGGTGGTTGTTCCAGAGCATCCCCAGCATCGTAGAGGCCCGGTCTACCGTCGCATTTCGGTGGCTACAATGATGCCGTTCGAGATAATCGCAGCCGTCGCAGACGTGGAGCGTAATGTCGGAGGGGCCGGGCTTCATTATTCGTTCCAGCGAAACAGTTGATACATTGCCCCGCAGAACACGGCACCAATAACGGCAATGATCCCCGAGGCAAACCCAACGCCAAAACTCAGCCAGGACCAGGACATTACCCAAACCCCTTTTTAGCACAGGCGGCTTGCACGCTTCTACCGCCGATCGAGTACAGTCCGGCAATGACGGCACCGGCTGCGGCGGCGGTAATCATCTCACTATTGGGAATCCAACGACAGAGAACCATCGTGGCCAGCCCAACGGCGAGCGGCACCAGGCCGTGGCGAACAGTATTGCTCGACCAGATGGATTCTCGTTCGTCGGTCATCGCTTGCACTTCCCTCCCGGGCAGCACGGCTTGAGCCCCGGCACAGCCAGCAACGGCGTAGCGGCGGAACCCTTGGCCCATTGATCGGTCAGCCATTGGTAAAGCTGAACGTTGGTCACCGCTCCGGTGAACCGGCCGACCTCTCGCTCCCCTTGCCGGAGAATCGTTGTTGGGTATGCCGTCACACTCGGCTCGGGGTGCATATCACCGTCGATCAGCCGCACGGCATAGCCTGTGCGTTTCAGCTCGGCTCGATCGAGAGCCGCCTCGTAATCGGCACAGGGGCCGCACCACTTGGCACCGTAGACGATCAGCTCCGCGTTGTACTCCGGTTTAGGTTGCGGTTGTGGCTCCGGCGCAGGATCGACCGGATCGACCGGGTTGACTACCACGGGCTTGTGATCAGGCAACGGCATGCGGTCGTCGGCCATGGAAAGCAACAGAATGGCGGAAGCCAGGATCAGGAGCATCACCCCTATGCCAAACAGTTCGTTGCGCGTGTCGCTGGTCATGGTCAGATTCCTCTCGGGGCAGGGGGCGTCGGGTCGTCGGCCGACGGGCTGGAACAGCGGATCGCCCAGCCGCCGAACGAGACGATGCCCGGCAGGTTGTCGATCGGCTGAACTTCCATGCCAGCGGGGATTGGGCGGCCAAAACCATCTTGCCCACCGCCGAAACTGGCCTTCCACGAATTGAGAATCAGCCAGCCCCAGTTGTTGCCCGGGAGTTTCCGCAGGCCCACGGCAACTTGAGCGTGTCCGCCGCCGCCATGGTAGGACCAACCGAACGGGCAGACGAAGCCCAGTTGCAGGGCCGACGAAATGGCCTGAATCACGTCCTGGTGGCCGCAGTCAAACCACTCGTTGACCCGGTATTGCCGGGCGGCCTCGGCGTCGGCCCGGGGGCTGAATCCGTCGCCGACCACCCAAATGGGAGCCACGCCGGCGGTCGTAATCGCATGGAGTACCTCGTCCAGACCAGCGCCCACGTTTGCCCCGCCGGTGACGGCAATGGCCAGCGAGGGAGCCGATAGAGGCGTGTCAGCATGGCCGGCGAGAAACCGAGCGGCCATCAGGGCCCCGGCGCCGGCGTAGGAGTGGCACCAGTTCTTTCCGTCCTGGTCCCCGATCCGTTTCACCGCGTGACTCAAATCCGACTCGACCCAATCGGCCTGGGGAATGATCGGGCAGGCGGCCGAGCCATCCCACACCGCCCCACAGGCACCTACGGGGATCGTGCGAGGGTGGAGCGACAGGTAGCGTAATTCACCGCCTGATTCGATTGCCTGGTACTGGGGGCTCACTGGTGGCCTCCCAGCAGCATCCGCATACCGAGAATGGTTTCCGGCAAGCGGCCTTCGTAGCCGATGATCCCGAGTCGGTCAGTCAGAAATAGCCGCGGCAGGTCGTCGCCGGCCCGGTCAACCCAGAGGCGATCGAGCGGCCGCAGGTCGGGCGACTTGGCGTCGATGTCGAAGTATCGGCCATCCTTGCGGTACTGGTCCCACTCGGCGGCCACGATGACGCGGGCTTGCAGCGGGTGTTTCGTGCGGTGGGCCGTGTCCTCCACGATCACAATGCTCAGCGGGCCAATCGGCACGCCGTGACCGCGGAGTAGGGCAAAACCACCTGCGATCAGTAGGATCAACAGCAGAGCGGCGGCTGCGCGGCGTTGGTAGCTCATTTGGGGGCGATCACAGCGAGGGCGGAAACCATGCTGAAGAACTTCGGCACCGCGGCGGCAGCGGCGGTCAGGGCGGCAGTGGCATCGGTGGCCATTGCCTGCAAAACGGGGTCGGCCTGAGCGGCCGTGACCAGCGGAGCGAGCTTGGCCTGGATCTCGGCCAGCGAATTGGCGGCACCGGCCGCGAGGACCGGGCCATTGGCACCGGCCGCAGCAAACGCGTCGTGAATGTTGCTCCCAAGCTGCGAAGCAGATTCCACGACTTGCCCTACCTGGCCTTGGGCCTTGGCACCGAGAGCCTCAATTTCGGCCTGGAGCTTCAGGGCCTCGGGCTGCATGTTCGCCGGAAGCTTGGTGATCAGGGCCTGCAAGTCGGCGTGCATTTTGGCCAGCGCGTCGGCTTCCGCGGGGAGCGTCACTTTGCCGCCCGACAGGCCGGATACGACCTTCGCGGCCAGCGGCCACACGACGTAGAGAAACAGCCCCAAGGCCAGCAGGCCAATGACGATACCGAATGCCAGAATCATGTCTTGAGTCCTTGGAAAGAGCCGACGTATTGAACTATCCAGGACCGGGCGGAATCGCTCGGCTGGGTCTCGTCCAGAGCCAGACCGCGGACCGGATGCACGCCACCGCCCTGCTTGTCGGCACAGGCCCACGAAGTCGAGCAGACCCAGACGGTAGGAGGCGGGTCATCCTCGTTGTGGTTGACCGGGCTGGTCAGCGGGGCCAGATGTTCCGCCGTGAATCGGGCGATCGTCCGCCAATCGTAGGGAGCCCCGATCACATTGGATTGAAACCAATCACAGGCACCGGCAGCGGAGTAACCCGGGGCCACCGGTCGGAAGATGTCGATCCGGTCACCGCGAGAGGCCCGCCATGCGTCGAATTTGAGCTTCTGCCCGCCGCAGCCCTGCATTTCCTCACCGATGTACCCGTCGCCCAGATAGCCCGCTACGTGGCACCAGGGGCCACGTCCGGCAGCCTCGATCAGCTTATCGGCCAAGTCGCCCACGCCCTGGCAGAGCAGGTGGTCGGCCGGCTGGAGGATCGAGAGGGGATCGGTGATGGGGATTTCGCAGAGGGTGGGCGGCGATGATTCTGCCGACAGCATGAGCCCCTGTCTGGCCAGCCAGCGGAATCGTTGTTCGAAGGCGATCAGTCCCACAGACTCACCTCGTCTCTGGCCAGCAATGCTATCACCACGAACGCCACGGCCGCCCCGGCGAGTACGCAGGCCGCTCCGCTTCCAAACCCAATCCAGAACATGGGATTACCCCGCTTGGCTGTAGTGCGGTTGGCTCAACTGGGCGGACTTCTTTGGCCGGCCTCGCTTGGCTGGCATCACCGGTTGGCCCATGGCCTGCAGCTCGGCATTGAGCGTCTGTAGGTCGAAGCCGCTGGGCGTCCGCTGGTCCGGGCCATCCCACCAATCGGGCGATACCACGCAGTAGGCGTCGAAGCAGACCATGTGCAGGGCTTTGCATTCCATGGGCACCTTAATGGCCCAGGTAATGACCTGAAAATGGTCCTGGTCGTAGCCCATGAGAATAACGCAGTGTCCGCCCTCGGGCCGCGTTTTCGCTCCATGGACGGTCCAAGCATCGGTCTGGTCGGCCCAATCGGTCGGCAAGCTGATGCCGATGTAGACCCCGCCGAAAAGGTAGATCGCTTGCTTCACTTCCTCGACCGAGGCCGGATTTACACGGCAGTATGGCCCCCATTTCACGCCCCAAAGGCCCTGCTTCTGGGCAGCTTGCAGGACGGTCACCAAGTCGAGGCCAGTGTCCCTGCCGTGACTCAATCCGAAATAGAAATCAACCACCTGCTGACCGGTCAGCAACACAGGGTGGCCATCGGCCGTTGACTGGCCGACTCGCATATTCGCGGCACCAGCACAGGTGCAGTCCCCGACGCCATCGGCATGGCCTTTGACCTCGGAGTCTGGCCCGTTGCCAAACATCTTGAATTTGGCTTTGCACCAATCGCAAGTCGGCGGCGGGGGCGGCAGAGACGCCAGCAGATACCGGCTCAGACGTGGAGCCGTGGCCTGCAATCGCGGCGGGGTGGGAATGCAGCCTAGCTTGCGGGAGACAGCCGGCCGGGCCGGTGAGGGCTCAACCGCGAATCCCGGCAGACAGAAGGCCCAGCCGAGCGAGAGGGAAACCGCAACGCGAAGAAGTCGCATCATCCTAGTGGCCTCCGTGCCCCAACAGGGTGTCCGTTCCGAAGTCAACCCGCAATCTCAACGGTAATGCTGCTCTTTTTTCTTAACCCGTCAAGGTAAAGAATGGCATCCCACCGAAAGAAACCCCAACGTGGAGCGTGCTAGGGGGTCACTTGCAGGGGCAATCAGGATTCGGGCAGAATCCCTCAGTGCGAGCCGCAACGCACGGACAGTGCACCAGTAGGCCGCACGTGCCACGCTTCGGCCGGCCGTTGTGCCGCAGCGGTTCAGCCTCCTCGAAGTATCGGCTGCCGCCTTCTAGCAATGGGTGGCGTCCCCTGGCGATCTTGTCGACGGTCTGCCGCTCGATCCGATGGCCGTCGGCCTGTAGTCGTCGAGCGACCTCCGGGTGGGATAGCCCTTCGGCCAGTAGTGACTGCACTAGCCGGATCATGTCCATGCGATACATTGCTAACCTCCGTGTTTAGAGAATCCTACGCGGCCCCATCCTCGGGGCCGCTCTTGGTCGCCCCAATCCACTCGCGGACCGACTGCGG